GCGGTGAACGATGCCCCGCGCTCGCCTTCGGGCGGGGTCGCGCCGCCGCGCGCTGTGCTGGAGCTGGAAACCGGCGTGCGCGTTGCGCTGCCGCGCTCGCTGTTCGGGATTGCCGAGGCCATGCTGGCGAAGCCCTGCCTGATGGCCGAGCTGGCGCAGTTCACGACATCCGGAAACGTCGCCACCACGGCGGCCAGTGTCTCGCTGCTGCGGCGCGAGATGAGGCGCCAGACCGGTGCGGCGTGGGTCGTGGTGCGCGAGGGCGAGCGCTACAGCCTGGCGCGTGCCAAGCCTGAGCGCCCGGCTGCTGCGCCAGCGCCGGCCGCCAAGGTGGAGCCGGTGCGGCCCGTGGCGGCTGAGGCTGCCAAGCCCGTGGCGCTGAGGCCGCTGACCGGGGCAGTGCCGATCGAGCCGGGAGACCTGATCAGCGTCAATATCAAGGCCACCATAGTGGCGACGCCGGCCGGGCAATACAGCCTCGACGGCGCTGTGAAGATGGCGCGCTCGCTCGCTCTTCTGGCGGGCGGCGAGATGTTCGGCCTTGCCCACATTGCCAGCGTGGGCCAATGGCGCGACACTGAGACCGCGCGCAATGCCCTGCTGATGGAGCGCGGCCGGCTGGCTCGCCACGGCATCGACCTCTATGTCGACAAGATCAACGCCCGCCTGCGGCTGGCTGAAGCGGGTGCGGCATGACCAGCGCGTGGCCCTTCGACCCGCTTCCGCCCTTCGCGCATGACGTTGTTGTGCTCGACCCGCCATGGCACTTCGACCTGCGCTCAGCCAAGGGCGAGGCAAAGAGCCCGCAAGCCCAATATGCCACGATGTCACTGGCCGAGGTGAAGCGCTTGCCGGTTGGGGACCTTGTCGCGCCGGGCGGGATCGTGATCCTCTGGACGACATGGCCGCTGGTCGCGATCGGGGCGCATGTCGACGTGATTGCCGCGTGGGGGCTGAAGCCTGTCTCCGGGGGCGGCTGGGCCAAGCGCACGATCAACGACAAGCTGCGCTGGGGCCCGGGCTATGTCGCCCGATCTGTGCACGAGCCCTACATCATTGCCAGCCTGCCGGATGCGGACTGGCGCGGCGCTGCCTTTCCGAACCTTGTCGAGACCTTTGAGGCACTCTCGCTTGACGGGCTGGCGCGCGAGCACAGCCGCAAGCCGGACGAGTTTTACGGGCTGGTGGAGCGCGCCTGGCCAGATGCGCGCCGGGCTGATCTGTTTGCCCGGCAGTCTCGCCCGGGCTGGGCGACATGGGGCAATCAGGCCTCGCTGTTTGACGGGCCCGCAGCATGACCCTGCGGCGTGAATCGGACCCGGCGATGACGGCTTGGATCGAGGCGGCGAAGGCTGTGCCTGTGGCCGAGGCGCTTTCGCGGTTTGGCAACCTGAAGCGCGTGGGCCGGCAGATGGAGGGGCCTTGCCCGCAATGTGGTGGCAAGACGCGGCTTTGGGCTGATGCGGCCAAGAACAAGTGGGGCTGCCGGAACTGCCAGACCGGCGGCGGCAACGCGCTGAGCCTGCTGATGCACGAGCCGGGGGCGCGGTTCCTGGATGTGTGCGCCGAGCTGGCAGGGCCGCCACCCAAAAGGCTGGCGGCGGAGACGGCGGCCGAGAAGGCCGCGCGGGAAGCCGAGATGGCTGCGGCGCGGGCAAGCCGCGAGATGCAGGCCAGGGCGCGCGAGGCCGAGTTGGCTGCGAAGATGGCCAAGGAGCGGGCAAGGGCGCATGCGATCTTCGAAGAGGCGCGGCCTGTGCAGCCCGGCGATGCCGTGTGGCTTTACTGGCAGTTCCGCCGGCTCGGCGGGATGCCGCCGGCTGGCATTCGCTGTCATGCCGCGCTCGACTACTGGCACGACTGCCGACCCGAGGGCGACAAGGACGCGGCGCCTGACTGGCGCGTTGTGCACACCGGCCCGGCCATGTTGGCGGCTGCCCTCGGTCGAGGCCCTGCGGCCACAGGTTGCCATATCACATGGCTGGACCCGGCGCTGACGGGGCTCGACGCCGCAAAGGTGGCGGCCAAGGGCAAGGCCGTGATCCGCCACCCGCTGACCGGCCAGACGCTGCCGGCCAAGAAGATGCGCGGCGAGACATGGGGCAGCGCGATCTGGCTGACGCCGCCCCGCCGCTTCATGCTGGCGGGCGAGGGCATCGAGACCACGCGCACGGCGCTGAGCGCCTTTGAGGGCCGCGCCGATGTGGGCGCGCAGGTGGCGATGAGCCTTGGGCACCTGTCGGCCATGCCGATCGTGCCCGGGGCGGCCTATCTCTTTCTCGGCGATGGCGACAGCCACCCGGGCGACACGCAAAAAGCGCTGCGGGCCGCCTGCGCCCACGCGCTGGCTGAGGGCGCGGCGCGCGCCAGCCTTGCCATGGCCCCGGCAGGCCACGACTTCAACGATCTGGTGATGGCATGAGTGGGCTGGGCGATTCCGGGGCGCAGGCGGGCGGGCTTGAGGCTGTGAAGGCGGCGCTGGCGAACGCTGTGCCCTATGTGCCGGATGATGACGGCAGCGGCTTTGACGATGGCGGCTTTGACGATGGCCAACCGGACGAGGGCGATACGGGCCGCGACGAGCCGATTGCGGCGGACCCGGCGATCGTGGCGGCCTGTGCGCTGCTGGACCAGAACGACACCGACAACGCGGCGCGGCTGCTGAAGCATTTTGGCGATGAGCTGCTGTTTGTGCGCGAGATCGGCTGGCATGGCTGGACCGGCACCCACTGGCGCATGGAGGACGGCGAGCACCTGGCCGAGCTGCGGGCGCAGGAGACGGCCAAGCGGATCAAGCTCGAGGCGCATGTGCTGCACCCCAGCCCGGGCGACCGGGCGCTGATCGAGCGCGGCGAGAAGCTGGCCGGACAGCCCGACCTGAGCGACGAGGACAAGGCCACGCTGCGCGCCGCCGCCGAGGCCGAGACGCGGCTGGGCAAGCGGCGCAAGAGCCGGCGGGACTTTGGCGTCTCATCCGGCAACAGGGCGCGCACCACCTCGATGCTGGCGCAGGCCAAGCCGCGCTGCGCTGTGGCGCCGGCCGAGATCGACGCGCATGCCTTCCGGTTCAATGTGGCCAATGGCACGCTCGTGTTCACCCGCACGGTGACCGAGGAGGAAGACCCTGACGCGGGCGGCGAAGCGCCTGTGATGCGCCGCACAGTGCGCAGCGCCGTGACCCTGGAGCCGCACCGGCAGGCGGACCGCATTGCCAAGCTTTGCCCGCTGCCCTTTGAGCCCGCAGCCCGCTGTGACCGCTGGGCGGATTTCCTCGAGCGATTCCAGCCTGACCCGACGCAACGCCGCTTTTTGCAGGTGGCGGCCGGGGCAGGGCTGATCGGCGGGGCGAAGACGCAGGCGCTGATCTTCCTCTATGGCGAGGGCCAGAACGGCAAGAGCGTGTTCATGGAAACGCTGGCGCAGGCGCTGGGCGACTATGCCGGGCGGCTGAAGCCCGAGAGCATTGCCGGGCTGGACACCGCGCGCGGCGACCAGGCCACGCCGGACTTTGCACGGCTGCAAGGCAAGCGTTTCGTGGCCATTGCCGAGCTGCCGCGCGGGGCACCGCTGAAGGAAGGGCTGGTGAAAACCATGACCGGGGGCGAGCCGATGCCTGTGCGGCACCTCAACCATGGCTTCTTCGACCTGCTGCCGGAGTTCATCCCCTTCATGAGCGGCAACCAGCTGCCCGAGATCGGCGGACTGGACAAGGGCATCTGGCGTCGCATGAAGTTCGTGCACTGGCCTGTGCAGGTGAGCGAGGCCGAGCGCCGCGACATGCCCGAGGTGGTGGCCGGCTTCCTCGCCGAAGGGGCGGGCCTGCTGAACTGGCTGGTGGAAGGGGCGCTGATCTTCCTTGCGGAGGGCCTGAAAGACCCGGCAACCGTGACCGCGCTGACCGAGCAGCACCGGCAGGATCTCGACCCTGTGGGCGCCTTCACCCGCGAGTGCATCCGGCCCTCGCCCGGCTCGGACATCCAGGCGCGGCTGCTGCACCACGCCTTCAAGCGCTTCTGCGCGGGCAACGCGATCCGGCCATGGAGCGAGAAGGCCTTCAGCCTCGCCATGAAGCAGAAGGGCTACACCCGGATCGACGGGCGGGTGCGCGTGTGGAGCGACATTGCTGTCGACCTCGACGGGCTGCCCGACTTCCACGACACCCGCGAGCCCGAGTGATGACCCCGGCTCAAGCAGCGCGAAGCGCGATAGCCGACTTGAACCTTGCCAGCCCATGCGGCTTTGGCGGGGTCGACGGCGTTTTGAGTGCCATTCATGCAGCAAACGCTGCCCACCTTGCGAGGGTTGCGAGGGTTGCGCGAGGGTTGAGGGGCAACCCTCGCGGGCCTTTTCATCAACGCCATCAAGGGCTTGGCGGCCGCTTGCGAGGGTTGCGAGGGTCGCGCGCGTATACGCATATGTGAAAGAGGGGGTGCGGGGGAATGACGGGGAGTGCTTTTCTAAACTTCCCTAATAGGAGAACCCTCGCAACCCTCGCAAACTACTGTTTTATGGTTGTTAAGTATCTGAATTAAAACGGAAAACGGGATTGCGAGGGTTGAGGGTGGACCCTCGCACAACCCTCGCAACCCTCGCAAAGGGGCAAAAGCGCATGAAAACCATGACGATCGAGGCGGCTGTGGCCTGGGCGGTGCGGGATGAGCTGCCGAAGGTGGGGGCGGACCCGCTGGGCAAGATGGTGAGGGCAGGGGCCCCGAATGGCTGCTCAAGCCCGGCGCTGGCCGCCGCCATGGCCGGCTCGATGGGCGGGGCGATCGACGCCCGCGCCAACCGCTATGGCGTGGTGCCTGACCTTGCCGCGCTCGACCGGCTGACCGCGCACCCTGCCGCGCTGCTGATCGGCGAGGTGATGCTCTCGCTCGACACGATCGAGCCAGCGGGCTTTGCCGAATGGGACGCCTTCGAGGACATGGACGATCTGGCCAACGACCCGATTGCCGGCCCGCTTTTGCAACAGGCGAAGGCCGATGCGCGCCTGCAAGCCGGGGTGATGGCCCGCATGACCGGCGCGCTCTCGGCGCTGATGGTCAAGCGCGCCGTGTTGCCGATGCCGCGCGGCTGGGAATGCGGCGAGGTCACGGCGGATGTGATCAAGGACCACGGCAAGCCCTGCTGGTTCCGGATGGTGTCGCGGCCTGCGCAATGGAACGAGGCCGGCGAGGTGACAGCCACCGAGATGGTGGAGGTGGATGGCTACAACCCCAAAGGCGGGCGGCCTTACCCTGACGCCTACCGCAAGCACAGGCTGACCCCCGACCCGCTGCATGTGGCGCTGGCAAGGGCGGAATGGCAGATGTGGCGGGCGGCGCTCGATGTGATCCTTGAGGATTGCGCCGGGCCTGCGCTGGAGCACGGGGTGCGGATCATGCCATCGGCGCTGCCGATGCGGCCATGGGTGGAGGGGCTGCCGGAATGCCGCATCATCAGCGGGGGCGAGGCCATGCCGCACGAGCGCGCGCCGCAGCGGCCAAGGGCGGGCGCTCCCCTTGGGCAATGGCGACCGACGCGCGAATAAGGGGCTTGACTGCGGCAGTTGCTTGTGACTATCTTGACCGTAGCGAACATGCGAACGGAATTCGCAGATGCGCCCCGGATGGTGAACCCATCGCGGGGCGCTCTCGTTTCAGCCGGATCTCCGGCTATCAAGGTGCGCTGAGCTGTGGCGATCGTCGTTCAATATGTCGGCGCGTCGCTCTTTGCGGCTTTTGGGCGGGACTTCCTGCAGATCGCGGGCGGCAAGGGCAAGATCGCTCTCCAACGTGCGCTGAACCACACGGGCCCAAAGGCTCGGACGCAGGTCATCGCAGCGCTCACTCCGCAAACAGGTCTCAGGCGCCGCACCATCGCAAGTGCCGTCAAGGTGCTGCGAGGAGACGCAGACCTGCTGAGCTACGTGCTTGAAACGCGCGGCGGTGACATCGGGCTGAAGCACTTCAACCCACGCGAGACCCGGGCAGGCGTCAGTGCTGCGCCGCGCGGACAGCGTGCGGTTTACGCCGAGACTTTCCAGCGCGCTGGATGGTGGCGCTCGGGCCGTGTCGTCAAGCCGGGCTGGAACGGTCAGGTCTTCCGGGTGGCGGCTCGCGTGCCGGATGGCATGGACAAGTTCAAGAAGGCCAAATCCGGGGTCTTCATCCCGGACGAGATGCTGACAGGGCGAACCGTTGCGGCATGGCAGGGCGTGATCGACCGCGATCTGGCCCCGCGGGTGCGGCACGAGCTGGCTCGCCTGCTCTAGCCTTCGGGCAGGGAGGGGGGGGTGGGCTTTTGGGTCCTTCCCCGGCTTGCCGCGCGTCACGGGTGGTAGGCCCCGAGATATCGCCAGTTGAGCAGTCCATAAATCAGGGTTGACCACGTTGACAGCCGCGACAACCACCGTTGACGCGCCGCGCGCCGTGATGATGACCATCAGCCAGCTCGCCGAGCGCGATGGCGTCTCGAAGCAAGCTGCCTCCAAGATGGTGCGCCGCCTTGCTGACGATAACGGCCTCAGTGTCGAGCGCGATGCGCAGGGCCGGATCGCCGCTCTCAACGTGGCGCATTACGATATGCTGCGCGGGCGTTATGCGGACCCATCCAGGGCACAGTCGCAGGCGCCTGCCGCAGCCCGGCGCCCCGCTGCCGCCCTCGGCCGCGAGATCGCAGACACCGAAAGCTATGACGAGGCGTTGCGCCAGAAGACATGGCATGAGGCCGAACGCCGCCGGCTTGATCTCGAGGTGCAAAAGGGCAAGCTTGTCCCGGTAGAGGATGTTCTGCGCGCCCTCGATATCGCCGGCGAGACCATCGCCCGCGCGCTGGATCGACTGCCCAACATCGCTGACGACATCGCTGCAGCTGTAAGCCGCGAGGGCGTTCATGGGGCGCGCACGCTTCTGCGCCAACAGGTTGCTCGCCAGCGCCAGGCATGTGCCGATGCGCTTGCCGCCATGGCCCGCCCCTCGGCCCAGCCGGTCGCCTCGGCCGAGGCCGATTGAATCGCCATGCATCCTGATGCCGTCGCCTTGATCGGTGACACGCTGTCCCGTCTGCTCCGCCCGCCGGAGCCACTGCCGCTGTCCCGCTGGCTCGAGCGCAACCTCGTGCTTGTGGATGGCCCGCAGGCCGGCGAGCTGTGGAGCGCCGAGGGCGCCCCGTACCTTACGGAAATCGCCGACTGCCTCGGTGAGGACCATCCGTGCAACCTGGTGACGATCAGGAAAAGCCAGCAGACTGGCGCCTCGATCCTTGCTCTGGGCTGGGCGCTTTATGTCGCCGAGCGAGAGCCGGCCAACATGCTCTATGCCGTGCCCGGCATCGATGCCCTTCGGGACATTAACTCGGGCAAGCTGCAGCCGCTGATCGACGCATGGCAGAAGCTCACGGGCCGGCAGGTCATTGCCCCGGTCCTGTCGCGCTCCGGCGCCGGCTCGACCACCTATGAAAAGGCCTTCCCTGGCGGGCGGCTCTGGCTCGCCAACGCCAACACGGTCATGGACCTGTCATCCAAGACGGTGAAGAAGGGCGTCAAGGATGAAGTTTCGAAGTGGCAGGACATCCCCGGTTTCGGTGATCCCGAGACCCTGTTCTTCGGCCGCTTCACAGCGTTTCGCCGCACAAAGTCCTACAAGATCCTCGAGGTCTCCACGCCCGAGATCGACACTGGCGACGAGATGGGCGAGGCCGAGGGCCATTGCCGCATCGATCGCAGCTTTCGCCGGTCGGACCAGCGTTTCTGGAATATCGCCTGCCCGGAGTGCGGCACCGCGTTCCACCATGCCGATGCCGGTTTGCAGGTCGACCGGGCCCATCCGCACCGCTCGGTCTATGCTTGCCACGGCTGCGGCCATTTGATCAGCGAGGCGGAGCGCGTGCTTGCCGTCCGAGCCGGCAAGTGGGTGCCAACGATTGAGGGGCCTGACAGGCACCCGGGCTTTCACCTCGACGCCTTCATCTCGCTGATGATGAGCTACGAGGCCATCGCCGAGGACAGAATCAAGTCCGAGAAGTCCGAGAAGGCCCGAAAGGACTACCACAATCTGGTGCTGGGCCTGCCTTACCGCTATCGCGGCGACGCGCCAGACCATGTCAGGTTGATGGAGCGGCGCGAGGAGGGGCTGGCGCGCGGGCATGTTCCGCCGCGCGGCCTCATTCTGGTGGCCACGGCAGACGTACAGATGCGCGGCATCTGGCTCAAGATTACGGCTTTCGCACCCAACCGCGAGAGCTGGGTTGTCGATGCGCTCTATCTCGAGGGCGAGACTGATTCGCCGGATGCTCCGGTCTTCGAGCAGCTGCGCAAGCAGACGCTGGACCGCCGTTTTCCCGATGCCTTCGGTGGCACGCGCACCATTGATGCGCTGGGCGTCGACGCCGGCTATCGCAGCCACATCGTCTATGCCTGGGTGCGACAGAACCAGCGGCTGCATCCGGACACGGGCCGCAACATGGTGTTGGCGCTCAAGGGCCTTGATGGCTGGGGCCGCCCCGCTCTGGGCCTGCCGGGCCTCGTCGACATTCATCTTGATGGCACCCGCGTCAAGCAGGGATGCCAGCTCTGGCCGGTCGGCACATGGCCGCTCAAGGGCCAGTTTTATTCTGATCTGCGCAAGCAGGGCCTGCGATCTGGTGCCGGTTCTGACCCGGATGGCTACATCCACCATCCGATCTGGCTGGATGAGAACTACTTTCGGCAGATCACCGCCGAACACCTCGAAGACATCGTGGTGCGCGGTCGAAAAACAGGGCAGCGCTGGGCCAAGGGTGGTGACAACCACTTTCTCGACTGCGCCGTCTATGCGCTTGCCCTGGCAGATCACCTCGGCCTGTCGAACATGACGGCCGATGAGTGGGCCATGCTGGCCAAGCGCCGCGGCCAGCCGAGCATGGTCGAGGACCTTTTCACCGCCGCTTCCCAGCCCGCACCGGGCGCGGATGAGGCCCCGCCGCCGGAGCCCGCCCCGGCGCCGTCAAGCACCGCAGCCGGCTGGTTGCCCAATCGACAGGGATGGTTGAAACGATGATCCGCGACGCCGCCCGAATCGACGCCGAGATTGCGACGCTCCGCGCCGCCCTTGCGTCCGGCGCAAAGCGTTGCCGCTTCGCCGATGGCCGCGAGGTCGAGTATCGCGGCCATGCCGAGATCACGGCCGCGCTGAATATGCTCGCCGATGAGCGCGCAGCGCTTGCTGGCACCGCGCCCGTCAATCGCGTGGCGCATGTCTACAATTCGGGCCTGTCGCGCTGATGTCTGCCTCTCCGCCCGTCGCCACCTGGCTCGACCGCGCGATCGGCGTTGTGGCGCCCCGCGCGATGCTGGCCCGTGTCGAGGCCCGCTTCCGCGCCGCTGCGATGTCGGATGCCCGCGCGGCCTATGACGGCGCCTCGCGCGGCTGGCGTACCGACAGCCGTACCATCAGCCGCTCGGATGCGAACGCCGAGATCCGCGTCTCGCTGCCGCGCCTGCGCGATGTGCACCGCGATCTGGTTCGCAACAATCCCTACGCCGCCCGCGCCGTCTCGGCCCGGGTGGTGAATACCGTCGGGGCCGGCATTGTGCCCTCGGTCAAGTCGCGATCGGTTCGCTCGCGCGATGCGATCAAGGCGCTCGTCGAGGCCCATCTCGACAAGACCGCAATCGACTTTCATGGCCGGCTCAACCTTTATGGCCTTGAGGCACTCATTGAGCGCGCCCGCTCCGAAAGCGGCGAGGCGATCATTCTGCGCCGCCTGCCCACTGCCGCTGATATGGTTGCGCAGGGCCTCAAGGTTCCGCTGCAGATCGAGGTGCTCGAGGGCGATTTCCTCGATCACACCAAGCATGGGTATGTCGGACAGAACAACGCCTTCGTGTTCATGGGTGTCGAGTTCGATGCCAGCGGCCGACGGGCCGCCTACTGGCTCTTCGATGAGCACCCCAATGGCCGCGATCTGCGCCGCGGTTCGCTTCTCTCGCGCCGCGTACCGGCGAGCGAGGTCATCCACTACTATCACATGCTGCGCCCAGGCCAGGTGCGCGGCATCCCGGATGGAACCCCGGCAATCATGCCGATGTGGGATCTCAACGAGCTGCATGATGCCCGCGTGATCCGCGAGAAGATTGCGGCCTGCTTCGTGGCCTTCTGGACTCGCGGCGATCAACCGGTCAACCTTGCCCAGGGCGCAGCGGCCAATGAGCGGGCGGCTGGCCTTGCCGTTCGCGAGCTCGCACCCGGTGTGGTGCAGGAGATGCCGACAGGCTCCGAAGTCCAGTTCGGCGCGCCCCCTGCCACAACGGGCCTCGCCGAGTTTGAGCAAACCTCGGTCCGCCGCATCGCCATGGCCTATGACATCTCCTATGAGGAGGTCAGCTGCGATCTGTCAGATGTGTCCTTCCTTTCTGGCCGCCTTGGCGAGATCCACATGGCCCGCCGCGTCGATCAGTGGCAGTGGCATGCGCACATTCCCACCGTCTGCGACGCACTGGCCCGCTGGTTCCTTGATGCCGCGTCGATTGTCGCCCGTGTGGCGCCTGATCTGACGCTTGGCTGGACCCCGCCGCGCCGTGAAATGCTGTCTCCAAAGGACGAGATCCCGGCCAAGCGCGATGCAATCCGCGCCGGTCTGACCTCACGCCAGGCCGAGATCCGCAAGCTCGGCGACGATCCCGAGGAGGTCGACCGCGAACAGGCCGAGGATAACGCCCGCGCGGATCTCGCCCGCCTGCAACACGATTCCGATGGCCGCCGCCCGCGTCAGGGCCCGAGCGAAACCATCGTCACGCCACAAGGGGAGGGCGCCTGATGCTGCGGCAGATCTGGCTTTCCGCCTTTCCGCCCGACCGGTCGCCAGAAGCCTTCTGGCTGGCCCATGTCATCATCGGAGGCCGCGCGCCATGACACTTCTGGTTGGCGGCGAGCTGCTGCTTTATGGTGATGTTGGTGGCCCGTTCGGCTGGGGCGATGGGTTCAGCCCGCGCGATGTCGTGATGGCGCTGGTTGAGCATGGCCCAGGCGACATCACCGTCAGGCTCAACAGCGCCGGTGGCATCGCCTCCGATGGCAAGGCTATCCACTCCATCCTGCTCGCCCATGCCGGCAAGGTCACAATCATTGTCGACGGCATCGCTGCCTCGGCCGCGTCGTTGATCCTGATGGCAGGTGATGAGCGCATCATGCGCGCCGGATCCATGTTGATGATCCACGATCTGCGCGCCAACGCGTTCAACATGACTGCGGCCGACGCCGAGAAGGCCGCCGCCGTTCTTGACGCCATGTCGGAGCAATATGCCGGCATCTATGCCGCCACCACCGGCCTCAGCGTCGACGCTGCGCGTGCCCTAATGAAGGCCGAGACCTGGTTCACGGCCGAGCAGGCTCTGGCGGACAAATTCATCACCGCCATTGATGCCGTCGCCGCACAGACGGCTGCCGCCTTCGATTACCGCGTCTATGCCCATGCCCCCGCGAACCTGCCTGTCCGCGCCAACCCCCGCGCCGGTTCGGCGCACACCATCAAGGAGCCTTCCATGAAAGCCTGGGTCGACCAGTTCTTCGCCGCTGCCGAAAAGACCAGCCTGCCGCTGGCCTCGCTCAATGCCATTGTCGCCAAGTCCGACACGCTCGAAGTTGCGCAAGCTGCGCTGATCGAAGCGCAGGCTGCCTCCGCTGCCGCAGACCCGGCCGTCACTCAGCCGGTCATCGAACCTGCCGAGCCCGATCTCAAAGTGCACGCCTGGGCCGGGTCCTTCTTTGCCAGCGCCGAGCGCAGCGGCCTGCCGCTGGCCGATCTCAACGGCATTGTCGCGAAATCCGACAGCCTCGCCACCGCGCAAGCTGCACTGATCGATGCCATGGCGGCCCGCGCCGCTGTGAACAAGCCAGCCACCACGGCCACCTCGCCGTTGGCAAATGGCGACAAGACGACCGGCTACGACGCCGGCCGCGCCAAGGTCCTCGCCATCAAGGGCAAGGCCGCCTGAACCTCCGCCTCAAGAAGGCCGAAGGCCGATAGGCGGATGCCACCGCTCAAGAAGGCCGAAGGCCGATAGGCGAGCAACACCACCACCCCAATCAATCCATTCACCTGACAGGAGTCGGCAATGACCGAGACCGCCACCTATGATCCGACCGGCCTGATCGCCGGTGACCACCCTCTCACGCATGCGCCGATCGTGGTGCTGTCGGGCCAGAACATCGCGCGCGGTGCGGTTCTCGGTCGCGTCACCGCCTCTGGCAAGTATGTCCTTTCGACGACCGGTGCCTCCGATGGCAGCCAGGTCCCGGCCGCCATTGCGGCTGAAGCCATCAACGCCGCCGCAGGCGACGTCACCGGCCCCGCCTACTTTACCGGCGAGTTCAACGGCGCTCAGCTTGTCTATGGCGCCAGCCACACCGCCGTGACCGTCGAGGCGTCGTTCCGCGCCACGGGCCGCACGCTCTTCGTCCGCACCCTGCTCTGACAGGACTGCAGCCGAACACGGTCCGCCTTCCGGCGGGCCGTGGCTTCACGCCACCTGAACCGATTCCCCTTTCGCCCCGCATTGGAGACAGACCATGCAGCTCTACGACACCCAGACCCTGCTCGGCATGGTCTCGGCCATCGACGCCCCGCGCCGCTTCATCTTCGACCTGTTTTTCTCGACCGCGCGCGTGACCTTCGACACCGAAGAAATCATGTTCGACAAGCTGAAGACCTCGCGCCGCGTTGCGCCTTACGTCTCGCCGCTCGTCGCCGGCCGCGCCCGCACCATCCGCGGCGCCGAAGCGCGTTCGTTCAAGCCTGCCTATGTCAAGCCCAAGGCAGCGATCAACCCGAGCGCCGCTCTCAAGCGTCGCCCCGGCGAGGTCATCGGCGGCGCGCTGTCGCCGGCCGAGCGTTTCGATCGCATTTTGGTGCAGGAGCTCGAGGATCAGGAGAACGAGATCCGCCGCCGCGAGGAAATGATGGCGATCGAGCTGCTCAGCACAGGCAAGATCGTGGTCGAAAGCGCAGATTTCCCCAAGATGGAAATCGACTTTGCCCGCCCTGCCGGCAACACCAAAAGCCTGACCTCCGGCGCCCGTTGGGGCCAGGCCGGCGTCAAGCCCTTTGACAATATCAAGACCTGGGCCGGCGAGGTTCATGACGCTTCTGGCGCTCATCCGAACTTGGTCATCATGGGCCCTGGCGCCGCTGCCAAGTTCCTCGCTGACGCTGACCTCGCCAAGACGCTCGACAATCGCCGGCAGGCGGGTGGCGAGTTCGACCTGTTTGGCGCTGTCACCGGTGCTCCCGGCACCGAGGCCGTGTTCCTTGGTCGCACTGCTCAGTTCGAGTTCTGGCAGTACCAGCAGAAGTTTGTGAACGACGCCGGCGCGCTTGCCAACATGTTCCCAACCGAGGGCGTGCTGATGGGCTCCACCGGCGTCGAGGGGTATGGCTGCTATGGCGCCATCCTCGACACTGGCTCGTTGCAGGCCGCCGAGCGTTTCCCCAAAATGTGGGAAGAAAAGGACCCCTCCGTCATGCTCGCCATGACGCAGTCGGCACCGCTCCCCGTGGCCGGCCGCATTGAGGCTTCGCTGTTCGCCACTGTCCATCAGTGAGCCCTGACATGACGGCCTCGGCGTTTGACATGCTGGAGGGTGCGGCGCTCGCCACGCTCGATCAGGTCTTCGCCGAGGCCGTCACCTTCCATCCCCAGGCCGCGCCGCCCAACGGCCGGCCTGGCCCTGATCCAGCCCGCGCGGTGCAGACGGTGAGCCTTTCGGTCTCGCGCTTCCGCCCGCCCCGCTCGGCATCTCTCGACATTCCCGGCACCGACAACGCCCCGCTCGCCAGCCGCTTTGCGGTCGAGGCGCGGGCTTATGTGCCGGTCGGTGTCTTGGCTTATGCTCCGGCACAGGGTGACATTCTTGCCACGATCGACAATGGCGTTTCCCGTCGCTGGCGCGTTGCTTCGGTCGAACCTGACGGCCCCGCGCGTTCCATCCTTCATCTCTTGCTGATCGGGCAGGGAGCATGAGCGTCAATCGCCTCCTGCTGCGCCTGATGGCGATCTCGGCTCTCACCGCCAATGGCTCGCCTTCCGGCGGCATCTGGCCGACAGCCGCCGAGGACCGGGTCCTTGATGGCCGGCTCGACTCGATTCGCTCCGTGATCGATGAAGCCGGCGCCCAGCCCGTCATTCTGGTCGAGACCCCGATGGATGAAGGCATGCCCTTCTGGCAGGGCTACAAGGACGACCGCAAGCTCGATCTGGTCTTCGAGATTTCATTGCCTGTCCGCGAGGATGATGGCGATGCGGGTTTCGTGATCGGTCATCCCTACAGCGACAGCGAGCGCAATGCCTCACTCGACCTGATCGAGGCGCAGATCCATGCCGCTCTCTGGTCGAGCGATGCTTTCAAGGCACTGGTCTGCCGGCTCGACGGCGCGGCCAGCGCGCTGGCCACCGATGACACCGGCAAGGCGATCGCCATCCGCCATTTGCGCTATCAGATCGTGACCTGGAAAGAGCAAGTCGCACCTGGTGATGTGCCCGAATGGGCCGCGCCTGCGCTCACACTGCTCGAGGCCAACCCTGTCTTGGCAGCCCGTGCAGCCGCCATCCGTGCGCGTTATGTCGCCCCTGCTGCCGCCAACGCCGCAATCAGGCTCCTGCTCGATCGTGGCTGGACCCGCAGCACCGCAGAAGACCTTGGCAGCTTTGTCACCGAGGAGGCGCCTGTTCTGACGGGGGTCGAGATCATAGAAACATCTGGGCCGGTCGAGGGTGGGTCTTAATGAGCGGGCTTGGCCGTCTCGTTCAAGTCCTGACCGCGCGTTTCAGGGATGCCGAGGCAGAGATTGAGCAGCTGAAGCTGCGCCTCGACAACACGATCCGCGAGGGACGGGTCACAAAGGTTTTGCCTGACAAGGGTAAGGTCGAGGTGGACATGAACGGGCTCGCCTCCGACGAGCTCGACCTCAGCCATCGCTCCGGTTCCCAGCGCGAGTGGGACCCGCCGTCCGTGGGAGAGCGTGTCCTGGTTCTCAGCCCAACCGGGGAGCCCGGCCTCGGAGTCGTGCTGCCAGGCGGCTATTCTGACGATTTCCCCGCGCCACATGACAAGGCCGGCGAGTATGTCCGCAGCAACGGCGAGACGCGGCTTCTCCAGACCGCCGACCGCATAGAAATCAGCGCGCCGACGATCGTGCTCAGGAGCGGCTCCGCAACCGTCACACTGACCGCCGATCTGCTCAAGGCTCTGGTCGAGCGGGTCGAGAACAATGGCCGCAACATCGGCGCCGACCATACTCATGGCGGGGTCCTGCCAGGCGGCTCCAACACCGACATTCCCAACGCATGAGGGTTCGATGACCATTTCAACCTACACAATTCTCGCCGCCGGGTGGTACACCGACGCTTCTGGCGTGTCTGGCCATCAGGAAGCGGGCGCATCGATCGAGCTGTCAGCCGAGAGCGCCGGGTATCTGCTGCTTGCCGGTCAGGTCGAGGTGCCCGCTGCACTGACCGAGGCGCGTCGGAGCTCAAGGCCTCGCGTTCAGCCTGCTTTGGGTGAAGCAGAAGCCTGAACATGGCCGGTTTTGATGAGCGGCACGGCGCGGTCCTGACCGGATGGGACCACGTCGCGCAGAGCCTTGCAGTGCTTTTGACCACGCTCATCGGCGAGCGTGTCATGCGCAGGGGTCTGGGCATGGATGAGGCTACTCTTCAGGACCGCCCGATGAATGCCGTGGAAATCACGGATGCGTTCGTCGCAATCTCCGAAGCGATCCGGCCGCGTCTTGTGAACGGGCATCAGTATGGCGAGCCGCGCTATGATCTCGTGCGCGTCGTTCCGCTGTCGGCACGGGAGTCGGGCTTCATCAGCTTCAGGCTGGATGGCCTTTACTATCCGCTCGGGCATCTGGGTGATTTCAGTGTTTTCGAGGCTCGCAGCTTCGACCTGGGCGCGAGCCTGACGTGATTCCGGCAATCGTCGACTTGGCCACCGCACGCGAGGGACAGAATGTCTGATTTCACGCTTGCCGATCTGGCTGCGCTGCCCCGGCCCGAAATCATCGAGACGCTCGACTTCGAGGCGGTTCTGGCTGCGCGCAAGCAGGATCTGGTGGCGCGAGCCACAGCGTTCGGCTTCAATTACGATGTCGATGGTCTTGAAACGGACCCCGGCATCATCTTGTTGCAAGAAGCTGCGTTCAAGGAAATCTGGCTGCGAGAGCGCGGCAACGATATCGCGCGCTCCAGATATCTCTTTTATGCGCGCGGGGCCGAGGTCGACCACCTGGGCGCGTTCTACGACACCCTCCGCATGCCCGGAGAGAGCGACACCCGTTACAAGACCAGGATCATCCTCGGCGTGCAGGGGCGCAGCACCGGTGGCACCGCGCCCCGCTATCGTTCCATCGCGATGGGTGCCAGCATCCGCGTCGCCGATGCGGTGGTTTACACCGAAGGGCTGAGCCCGCAGGTCAATGTCGCCGTGTTTGCGACGGACAACAACGGCGTCGCGGATGGCGCCCTGCTTGCGGCCGTTGATGCGGCGGTTCAGGCCGACAATGTCCGCATGGTCAACGATCGCATCGTGGTGCGCTCGGCGGTTGTCAGCGTCGTCCCCGTGACGGCTGACATCTGGCTTCTGCCGAACGCTGACGCGGGGATTCTTGCCACGCTGCAGAGCACGATCCCGGCCGCGTGGGCTGCGGAATCGGGTCTGGGCCGTGACCTGACCGTCTCGTGGCTGACGTCCCGGTTGATGGTCTCTGGCGTGCAGCGCGTGTCGCTTGTCAGCCCGACTGCTGACGTGGTGATGGCGCCGTTCCAGGCTGTCCGCATTTCGTCTGTAGCATTGACACTTCGCGGGCGCGATTTCTGATGAACGCCCACGTCGACCTTCTGCCGGACAGCGCAACGCCATGGATGCGGATGCTCGCGGAAAACCGCGATCCGATCCGCACCACGGGCCCGCAATTTGACGGTGTCCGGTTCGCAGCGACGTTTCAGCCGCCCCAGTTCTTGCCTTGGATTATCTGGCAGTACGGGCTGGGCGAGCTCACGCCCTATGTTCCTGCCCTGAACCAGCTCATCGACGAGGGTGTGCGTTGGCAGCGTGTGCGCGGCACCCCGGCGGCGATCTATCAGGGGCTGGCGTGGATTGGCTACGCCGGCACGCTCGAGGAATCCGCAGCGCGCCGGAAGCGCTGGAACCGGTTCCAGCTTCATCTGTCGCGGGTGCGTGACAACGATTTGCCCGATCTTGGCCGCATCGACGGCATCGTCAGTCTGTCGCCACCGGCCCGCAGCCGTTTTTCTCGCGGCTTCCGGGGTTATGACATCCGGGCCGCCGAGACGAGCTATCAGCGCACCAGCGGCAGCCTGACTTCGGATCATTCCGGGGTTTATCTGCCTGGAATCGGTGCAAAGTGGAGCTTCGGGCGGCGCTACGAGGCGGCGCACGCCATGACCGAGACGGAGTTGACCGATCTCGGAACATGGATTGAGCCGGTTACGAGCGGCGATCTCTGGGCCGATGCCGACTATCTCTGGGCCGATGCTGACTTCGCCTGGGCGTTCCCGGCGGCCATTGCCAGGCGTAACGCCATCGCGGCGGCGCTCATAGCGTCCGGCACGCCTTACATCCGCTTCCGGGCAGCCGGCGGGGCCATCATCGGCCATGCGCGCGCAATCGCCCATGGCGTCACGCCGGCTCTTGCTGGCGACTATGCCTTCGGCTCTGGCGGCTACGACGTAACGAGCACTGAGGTGACGGGACTGATGGTCCTTGCGCGCACACCCTTCGGGGCCGGTGCGGGGCAGACCGCGACGTCCATGTCCATCGTCTTCGACGGCGCGCGTGCTGTCGGCATCGATCCTGGCGCCCTGTGGGTTCCGTCCAGCGGAATCACCGGCGGTGTCGAGGTCGCTGCAACCACTGTTTCAATTCCCTTCGGGCTGACCGTCCGAGAGCGACCCGTGTTCTTGTTGACCTTCTGAGGTTCCCATGCCTTTCGATCATCCTTCTGGCCTTCCGGCCGCCTATGACCGCGCCGATGCTGACGCGGCTCGTGCGCGTCTGGTGTGGTCCGAGGGCACCTTCATCCAGGGTGCCGATCTCAACGAGGCACAGACTATCTCCGAGCGCCGCGACCAGCGGCTCGGCAACATGGTGGCCAAGGACGGCGACCGCCTTGAGGGCGCCAGCATCGTCATCAACGCCGACGAGGAGCGCGCCACGCTCGCGGCTGGTCGGATCTACATCGCGGGCGACGTGCGCCCGGTGCCGGCTGCCGTCATCAATGATTTCCCGCTCACCGGCGAGCGGCTGGTCGGTGTGCGCTTGCAGCGTGCGACTGTCACCAGCGACGATGACGCCACGCTTCTCGGCCTGCATCCCGGCACCGAAGCCGAGGGCGAGCCTGGCGCTGCCCGCGTTCGGGAAACACTTGTCTGGGCCATGCCTGACGACGAGCAGGCTGGCCAGTTCTTCACGGTCTATCAGGTGCGCGATGGCGTCGTGGTCGATCAGGCCCCGCCGCCCTCGCTCTCGGGTGTTTTGCAGCAGATCGGGGTTTATGACTTCGATGCGCTTGGCAACTACGCCGTGGGCGACGGCTGCCTTGTGACGGCGCTTGGCAAGATCGGCTCCGATCAGGTGTTCTCGATCAGCGCCGGCACGGCCAATATCCGGGGCTTCAAGCGAACCCGCGAGGCTGCCGCGCGCTTTGCAGAGCCTGAAGAGCCCGATCTGGAAACGGTGACGGCCGAGCCGATCACGATGACCGGCCCAACTGGTGGCACACATGTGCTGACCGTTGGCCGCGCGCCGATCAGCGGTGTAAGCGCCGCCGTGATTGTCAAGCGCATCACGCAGACCGTGACCCGCAGCGCGGTCGTGAACGGCGCGGATCCACTGACGTTTTCCTCGGTCGTCGCGGTCGAAAGCGTGGTTCAGGGCGGCACAACCTACATCCCCTCGACCGACTATGTTCTGAGCTCGGGCTCGATCTCCTGGGCGCCAGCCGGCGCGGAGCCGTCTGCATCCTCTACGTATACCGTCACCTATCTCTACAATGACAGCGTGACCCCGACCGCGGTCACCGACACGACTGTGACGGTCGAGGGCGGGGTCAACGGCCAGCTCGCGCAGATCACATACACCAGCAAGGTGCCGCGCATCGATGTGCTCGGACTTGATGTCACGGGACGCCCTGTGTACCTCAAGGGTATCGCTGCCCGCCAGGGCGCTCTGGCGCCGATCGCACCGAGCAGTGTGCTGAAGCTGGCCGAAATCTCGAACAGCTGGATCGGGCCGCCGGTTGTCAGCAACAATGGCACCCGCAACTACACATTCGATGCGCAGCGTCGGCTGTTCGGCCGCCTGATCGATGTGCTTGACCAGTTCCAGCGCCAGCAGCTTCGCTCGCGCATCCTGGAGGCTGAGCCCGTCAGCAAGAACGGCATTTTCACGGATGACTTCGCAGACGACTTTTTCCGCGATGCTGGCGCAGCCCAGACCGCCGCCATTGACCGGGGATCGCTCTCGCTCGCCATCGACAATGTGCTGATGCAGCGCGCCGGCACCAACATCGAAACGCTTGCGTTCACGGAAGAGGTCGTCCTTTCGCAGCCACTCCGCACGAGCGGTATGCTGATCAACCCCTACGATAACTTCACGCCATTCCCCGCCGGGATGCAGATCGAGCCGGCCGTCGATTTCTGGACCGACATCCAGACGGACTGGGCCAGCGATGTGACGCGAGAGTTCCAGACGGCTCCGAACGTCCCGCCCGGCACCACGACAATTATCGAGCAGACCGAGCTTCGCAGGACGGTTGCGCCCGAGCTGCGCCAGATCGCGATTGCCGTAACCATCGAGGGGTTCGGTGTCGGCGAAAACCTCGCCACGCTCACCATGGACGGCATCGATGTCAAGCCAGCCGGCACGCAGACGGCGAACGGCTCGGGCGTCATCGCCCTGTCCTTCACCATCCCGGCCAGCATGCCGGCAGGCCGGCGCCCAATCCGTGCCACTGGTGCTGTCGGGTCGTTCGCGCAGACCGTGTTCGTCGGCGAGGGCACTGTTGACATCCAGACGCTCCGGCGTGTCCACCTCGTCGCTCGCGAAGCCCCGCCACCTCCTGCACCGACCTTTGTGTTCGTGCCGGAGGCTCAACAGGTCTGGCAGCCGGTCGTTTGGGATAATGGCGGCGGCGGCGGCGGTGGAGCCGGCGACCCTGACCCGCTTGCGCAGTCCTTCGCGCTGGCCGAGGGGCGCCTGGTGATCGGCGTCAACTTCCGGTTCACCTTCATCGGCAACCGGGCGAACGGTGTCCGGATCCAGATATCGCCGATGGTCAACGGCTTCCCGAGCAATGAGGTTCTGGCCGAGGCCTTCGTGAATATGGCGACGCCGGTGGTCGGCGATCTGATCGAAGCCCGTTTCCGCGCCCCCGTCTACCTTGACGGCCTGCAGCAGTATTGCGTGGTTGTGCTCACGGCAGATCCGGATCATGCCGTGGCGATCGCCCGGCTGGGCGATGTCTACGATCTCCCCGGCGGCGGGCAGGCCCGCGTCAGCTCGCAGCCCTACACGGTCGGCGTGTTGTTCGCCTCGGCAAACCGCATTTCGTGGACTGCCATCCAGGAGGCCGACTTGCACTTCGAGATCGTGGCCGCCAAGTTCGCCCCGACGACCCGCACGATCAACCTCTGGACCGGCGCGCTGACCAACATCAGTGACATCATGGTGCGCGGCGGCGTTGAGCTGCCGACCGACGCGGCTGGCTTCCGCTATGAGCTGGTGCGTGCCACGGGGCAGGTGATCCCGCTTGCGCCCGGCCAGAACCGGCCCTTCGCCGAGTTTTTGAACGAGACAGTGACGGTGCGCGCTGTCCTGACCGGAACCGAGAAGATCAGCCCGATCCTATATCCCGGCACGCTGATCGTGGGCGGCCGCATCAGGACGAGCGGAACCTACATTACGCGCCTGTTCCCGATGGGCTCGGCTGTTCGCCTTGCTGCGGTCCTGTCGCAATTCACCCCAGCCGGCTCAACCGTGACGGTCGAGCAGGACAACGGTGGCGCGACATGGAATGCGCTGACCGCCGGCACGAGCACGCTGATCGGCAATAACTGGTCTGACGTGAAGTACGAGCGCGACCCTGTGACGGCAGCCAATGGCCGGGTGCGGATCACGCTCGCAGGTGGCCCGGCGGCTCGCCCGGCAGTCGCGGCGCTGCGCGCCTACACGGTCTGAGGAAAACACGATGCTAACGGATGCCCGTTCACCGAACCGGAACTACCCGGTTCCGAATGCCGCGAACCTGATCAGCGAGGACTTTCCCCGCCTGATCGCCGCGCTTAACGCTATTGACGCGGACGTTCATGGGCTTCTGGCCGCCGTTGGTGCTCGGGCTCTGCTGGATCACATTCATGCCATAGATGATGTCGAAGGGCTGCAAGCCTCGCTTGACGGCAAAGCCGCGGCTGGCCACACGCACACGCTCGACAGCCTTTCGGATGTTTCGTCTGCGGGCGCAGCGACGGGCCAGGTGCTCATCAAGGGCTCCGGCGATTGGCAGCCCGGCACGATAACGCCAGCGCTGATTGGCGCACTGGCGGCAAGTGTCGCAACAGCGTTCGGCCTGAGCCTGCTCGACGACGCCGATGCCGCCGCTGCGCGTGCCACGCTCGAACTTGGCTCGTCTGCCCGGATGTCCGACGACCGCATCGCCTATGGCAACGCAAACGCGACGATCTCCGCATCCGCCCGCGTGGTGGCTGTCAACGCCGCGCTGACTGCGGCCCGGACGCTGACGCTGCCAGCAGTGAACGCGGCGGGCGCTCCTCCCTACATCATCATCGTTGACGAGGCCCGTGGCGTGTCGGCGGTCAACACGCTCTCGATCCAGCGGGGCGGCTCCGACACCATCAACGGCGGCACGACCCCCATCGTGCTCAATACCGCCGGCGCGGCTGTCATCCTGACCCGCGATGGCACGAACAACTGGACCGCGATCAGCACGGGCGGCGGCGGCGGCCAGATGATCCCGCATCGCTACGTGGCCACGGCTGCGCAGACCTCTTTCAGCGGCGCGGACGCGAACGGCCTGACGCTCAACTATATCCCCGGTGGCCTGATCGTAACGGTCAACGGCGTCGTTCAGACACCGAACACCTTCACGGCATCGAACGGAACGTCGGTCGTGTTTGGGTCTGGCCTGACGGCTGGCGACACGGTTGTCATCTTCGCGCTGTCGTCGTTCTCGGTCGCGGACACATGGACCAAGGCCGAAGCGAATGCGCTCTACGCGGCCATTGCACACGTAGGTGCAGGCGGTGCGGCTCATGCAAACGCGACGACATCGGTTGCGGGCTTCATGTCTGGTGCGGACAAGACGAAGCTGGACAACTCCGCGACACTAGTGCGCCTCGATCCGGTTCTAACAACAGCAGGAACAGCCTTCGACTTTAACAGCCTACCGGCTGACGTTGTGCGAATTGAAATCATACTTGATCGTTGCTCCCTTACTGGCTCTGACAGTTTCCTGGTCCAGCTTGGGACAAGCGGCGGCATTGAGGCGACGGGCTATGATAGTCTTTATACGTTTTCAGCGGCAGCCGTAGCCTTCACAGCCGGCTTCTGGGTGGGGGGAACATCAGCAGCACCGCTTCACGATGGAATACTTACGCTACGAAGGGTATCGGGCAATAAATGGATTGCTGAGGGCTTTTCAACAGCAGCCGGCAATTATTCGGTATTTAGCGTGGGGCGTAAAACGACATCAGGCACCGTTGATCGTCTGCGTTTAACCCGCGACGGCACTAACACATTCGATGCGGGCGAAGTAACCGTCCAATATTGGAGGGGGACATGAGAACTATCATCAACGCACAGACTGGCGAAGTCACGATTGACGAGGACTTCGTCGCTCCGTCGTTTCCGGTTGTTCTTCCTGTTCCGCAGTCAATCACCCGCCGCCAATGCGCCCGCGAACTGTTCAAGCGCGAGATGATCAGCGGTCCTGAGATGGTCGCCATGACAGCGACCGGAACGCCGCCTGCAATGGTCGAGGTCATCTTCGCAGCCATTGATGATGAGGACGAGCAGAGCGAGGCGCGCGCCGATTTCGCGGCGGACACCTACCAGCGCAGCAACCCGCTCCTCACCGGCGTCATGACCGATGCGATCACCGCGCAGACGCCGGGCGCGACCGAGGCCATGATCAATGCGGCCATCGACGACTTCTTTCGCAAGGCAGGTGAACGATGAGCCGCAACCTCGCCGACTTCGCTCGCACCCTCTTGGCAGGGGGCATTATACCCAACGCGACGCCTTCTGCCGACGGACTTCAGTCTGCGGCGGACAAGACGAAGGTAGACGCAGCACCCTTAATCGTCAGGACAGCCGAAGTCGCGACTACGAGCAGAACGGCTGTTGATTGGACCGACCTACCATCTGACGTTTCAGAAATTCACATCAAGGCCCGTAATGTCAGTCAAAATGGCTCAGACCACTTTATCGTTCAGTTGGGAGACGCAGGCGGAATTGAAGACACGGGATATGCTTCAAGAGCGATGCTTTACTTTTCGATCGGTGTGGTAGGCTACTCTAGTCCTGCTGGCTTTATCTTATCTCCCTCCGAAGCATCGACTCCCGATAATTTTACAATGACAATACGCAGGGTTGGGAACACAAACTTGTGGGTGGCATCGGGAGTGCAGGCCCGAACCGCTGCCGTCGCAGGCGGGGTGTTTACAGGTGAAAAAACACTTTCCGGCACGTTGGACCGCGTGCGCCTCAGGTTGACTGCTGCTGCCACCATGAACGGTGGCGCGGTTTCTCTTGATTACGTGAGGTCATCGTAATGCGCACAACCATTGACGCTGTGACTGGTGAGGTCACCCTCGACAAGGATTTCGTCGCACCACCGCTTTCGGTCATTCTCTCTGTTCCGCAATCAATCACGCGCGGTCAATGTGCGCGAGAGTTGTTCGAGCGCGAGATGATTTCAGGCGACGAAATGGTCGCGATGACGGCGACGGGCACGCCGCCCGCGTTCATCGCTGAATACTTCGACCTTCTGCCAGCGCGGGAACGGTCCATCGCCTACGCGGACTTCGCCCGCGACAACTACATGCGCAGCAACTCCTTGCTGAACAGCACTTTGACGGCGTTCGGCTCCGACGCCGCCGGCATTGACGACTTTTTCCGCGAGGCAGGTAAACGATGACACCCATTTTTATTCTCATTGCGGCGGCTGTCTGCGCGGCGCTGAACGCCATTCGCGGAAGCGGGCAAGGGTGGATGCGCCCTGTCGTGGGCGGCGCCGCCGGGCTGGCTTCGTGGCTTGCAGGGTCGCCTATCCTGACGGCTGGCGTTGTCGCCGCCGGCTTGTGGTTCTGGCTGACGCAGCCTTGGGGCAGATGGTATATGCTCGGGCAAGGCGATCGCGAATGGTCCGGCCCCGCGAATTGGTGGGAACGCCCCATTGAACGAATTGCCGACCGAGCCTTTCCGGACCGCCAAGACAGGGCAGATGCGCTCGCGTGGCTGATAAGCGGGACGGCGTTCGCGCTGCCGCTGGTCGTTCTCGCCTCCCCGTTCTGGTTGGCTCTGACGCCGCTCGCCATTGCCATTTATGCGGCGGCGCTCTCCGGTCTCTCGGTAGGCGCACACGTCAGGGTCAGCGAGGCCGGCAAGGGCGCGCTGATCGGCTTGCTGGCGGTCCTGCTCGCAGGCTGCGCACAGCCCCGCAACCATTGGGCCGATGTGTCCAAAGGCGTAGCAGAAGTAACCGCCCCACCATCCAAGTAAGCCGGCCGCCCGCCTGGGCTGCTCTGTTCTACCCCTGCCACAAACCCCGCCCCGTCCATTGAGGCGGGGTTTTTCTTTGGAGGAGCCAAACCATGGCCGAGATCTTTCTGCACGGACGTGAAACCATCGAGCGCGACGCGGGCAACCCGCGCTATGTCGCTGCCATCGACAGCGGCATCATCTGGCTGGTCGGCACTGCGCCGTCTGCCAACGAGACGCTCTACCCGCTGAACCAGCCCAAGGTGATGCGTGGTTTCGAGGACTTTCCGCAGGGCCTCGGCTCCGCTGGCACACTGCCAGACCAGCTGAGCCGCGTCCTGCAGCAGGCCGGCCGGATGTCGCAGACGGTCTACTTCGCCCGCGTCGCAGAAGGCGCAAATGCCGCCGAGGGCATCGCGAACGTGCTCGGCTCCCGTTCCGCCCGCACGGGCCTGCATGCGCTGAGCCGCGTGCCGGGCCTGTTCAACCAGCGCCCCAAGTTGCTTTGCGCCCCCGGCTTCACCTCGCTTCGGCCCACGACCGGTGCGGCCAGCGTGTCTGTCACTGATGGTGGCGAGGCCTACACCCGCACCCCTGTCGTCACCGTGGCGCGTGGCGTCGGTGATACGACCGGGACGGGGATGCAGATCGGCGTCACGATCAACGCCGGTGGCGAGGTCGATGCGGCTTTCGTTATCAACCCCGGCATCGGTTACACCGCCGCGCCGGTCATCACCGTCGCGCGCGCCGAGGGCGACAGCACCGGCACAGGCGCCACGCTTAGCGTCACGCTGGGGGCAAGCGCCAACCCGGTTGCCGCCGAGCTGGCGACTCTCGCCAACCGCAACCGCGCCATGGCGGTGGTCACAGGCCCAAACACGGACGCCGCGGCGGCTGTGAACTACCGGCTCGATTTCGACAGCGACCGGCTGATGGTGCTCGACCCGTTCGCGCTCTTCGAAAAGGGCGGCACGCCCACCTCGATGCCCGCAGATGCGGCCGTCTGTGGCCTGCAGGCGCGCGTCGACTATGAGGAGGGCTTCTGGGTCTCGCCGTCCAACCATGTCGTCAATGGCGTTCTGGGCACCCACCGGCCGATCGAGCATTCGCTTTCCGACCGATCGGTCGAAAGCCAGTACCTCAACCGCAACCATGTCTCGACCATCGTGCGCAGCCCGCAGGGTGGCTGGAAGCTGTTCGGCAACCGTGTCGCGGCCTCCGACCCGCTGAAGGTGTTCTGGTCGGTGCGCCGCGCCCACGACGTGATCATCGAGTCCATCGAGATCGCCTCCGAAGTGTTCATGGACAAGCCGTTTTCCAAACAAAACCTGGTGGACATCGCCGAAACAGTGAACCGTGCGATCCGTCGCTGGCAGGCCCTGGGCGCGACGCTCGGCGGCCGTGTCTGGCTCGATCCCGCGCTCAACACTGCCGAGAGCCTGTCGAGCGGCATCCTGTACATCCACTACGATGGCGAGGCCCCGGCGCCGATGGAGCACATCGTCTTCGTCTTCAATCGCAACACGGGCTACTACAACACCGTGCTCGCCTCTGCCGCCCGCGAGATCGCGCGCCAGAGCGCGCTTGCGGGTTAACCCGGCTACCACCCTTCGGGTTGCCTGACCCCTCGACACCTTTCCTGAACCCCTGAAACGGAGGCGCGACCATGCGCGAGATCCTGCGCGGCTACACGATGTGGGCCAACGGCTATGACTACGGCTACGAGGTCGAGGAGCTGCAGTGCATGCTTCCCGACGAAACCTATGTCGAGCACAACTATGGCGGCTCGGTCATGACCGCAGAGGTGCCGATGCTCAAGATCGGGTTGCTCAACCCGACCATGAAATTCGCCAGCCACAACCCCGAGCTCGCCAAGCTGCTGCTGCAGCCGCTCGGCGAAACCACCACCTTCACCTTCCGCGCGGCTCTCACCGACGAGCTGGGCGGTGCGACCAAGCCGAACGTCATTGTCTATGAAGGCCGGCTTGCCGCGCCAGCCGCCGATGCCTGGCAGCGCAACGACAAGGCCGGAATGGGGTACACCATCAAGGGTGTGCGCTACTTCCGCTACGAGGTTGGCAGCGATCTCGTGCATGAGATCGGCCTGCAGCCGGCCAAGATGCTGATCAACCGCATCGACCGGCTCGCCGCCCTCAACGACGCGCTCGGCCGCTGAACATGAGCCGCCGCACCATTACCATCGCCGCGCCCCTCCATCACGAGGGGCGCGAGATCACCAGCTTCGAGGTGCGCGCTCCGCGCCTCGGCGAGCTGCGCAAGTTCGGCAAGCTCCGCAGCGGTGTCTACACCCGCGACGGCGGCTACATCCCGTTTACGAATTGGGATCTGCTTGCCCCGATGCTGGCCGCGATCAGCGACCCGGCCCTGCCCGAGGCGCTGTTCGACCAGCTGAGCGAGGCCGACGCCGAGGCCGTCGTGGAACAGCTCGCGGATTTTTCGCGGGGCGGGGAGAGGGCTGGATCGCCTCCGCCGCAGACCTCCTCGTCTTCCAGCTCCGGCTGATCAGCGCCAGCGAGTTCGACCGTCTCACGGCGGAGGATCTCGACTGGTGGATCGAGCGCGGCCGCACCGCAGGCGTGGTGCAATAGCCGGGCTATCGGCCTTTGGCCTGCTTTAGCCCGGGGCGAGCCGGCTACCGCGCTTCGCGCTGCTTCAGCCCGGTGGAGAGCCGGCTACCGCGCTTCACGCTGCTTCAGCCGCAATGGGTAAGGTGACAGTTCATGGCAACTCGTGAAGCGCAGCTCGTCGCGCGGCTGGTCGACCAGGTCTCGGGCCCCGCCCGCGTCGTGGCGGCCTCGCTCAAGGCGGCCGAGCAGCAGGCGCGGGGCATCCGGCAGGCCACGGCGGCCGGGCTCGGCTCGCGCATGCTCACCGACCTGCAGCGCCTCGGTGCCACCGGCCCGCAGATCAACCAGGTGGCCGCTGCCTGGTCGAATTACCGGCGGCAGGCCGGCCTTGCGGCCGACTCCACCAAGTGGACCAAGGACCAGATCGCGGCCGTCCGCATCTGGGAGCGCGCCAACGTTTCGGCCATCCGTGCCGTCACGGCAGCCGGCCATTCCATCCACGCTATCCCGGGCGCTGCATCGGGCATCTCGCCCGGAATGGCTGCCGCAGGCGGAGCTGCTTTCGGCGCCCTGGGCCTCGGTATCGCCGCTCCCATCGCCGCCGGCATGGCCGGGCGGCAGATCGCGCAATCCACCCAGCGCTTTGGCTCGGTCGATCGTTCGATGAGCCGCATCGGCATCACGGGCGATGCCAGCGTCGAGGAGACGCGGGCCGGCACGATCGAACTGCGGAATCTGGCGCGCGAGACGGCGACGCTGTTCAGCGAGGCCCAGGCCGGCCTCGACTCGGTCACAGCCTCGGGCCGCAGCTTCACGGACGCCATGGCCATGATGCCTTCGATCCTGCGCACTGCGCAGGCGGCGGGCGCTGCCAACGCCGATATTGCCAACACCAGCATCTCCCTGCTGGACCACATGAAGATTCCGATCTCGGAACTTCAGGAAGCGCAAGATATCCTTGCCAAAGGTGGTGCGGCCGGCAAGTTCGAGCTCAAGGATATGGCTCGCTATTTGCCTTCCATGCTGCCCGCCTTCAAGGCGCTCGGCTATGAGGGGCAGGATGGGCTGCGCAAACTCGTCGCTATGCTTCAGACCATCCGCGCCGGCACCGGCACGGCTGAGGAGGCGGCTGCATCGGCCAACAACATCTTTCAGAAGATGGAAAGCGAGGAGACCGCCACCCGTTTCAAGAAAATGGGCGTCGATCTTCGCAAGGAAATGGCCGAGGCTCGGCGGACCGGTGAGCCGCTTGTAGATGCCTTTATCCGCCTGACAAAAACTGCGCTCAACGGCGATCTTTCCAAGTTGCCGCAGCTGTTCAGCGATCAGGAATTCGCTCGCGGCGTGCGTGCCATCCTGGCAGGGGAATCCGCGATGCGCGGCTTCACGCGCGCTGTGGCCGATTCCTCAGGCACCGTCTCAAAGGCGCTGCAGCGCATCAACACCGATACACAGGCCAGCGTGGACCGGATGAAGGAAGGCGCCGATCGGGCCTCGACGGCCTTCGGGGGGCTTGTCGCGCAGATTGCCCAGCCTGGCATCGAGCGTACCGCCAAAATATTGAATGATATTGCCAATGATCTTGAGCGTACGGCAGAGGTTACGGCGCGCGAAGGTTTCTGGGGTGCGTTCAAGAAGGACTTAAAGGAGTCGTCTGAGTTTGCCGCCAAGGCTGCCGACGAAGGTCTTCAGTTGATGGGATTTGGCCGCGCGCCAACCGCGCCGGAGCGCCGCGCTTTTGACGCCAAGGCGCGGCGTGATCAGGCTGACGCAGCGCTGGCCAAGATTGACGGCGAAATCGCCACCCAGCGCGGCCGCCTCGCTTCCATCCCCGAGGGCACAGCAGGCCGGGGGTTTGCGAAGCGCACGATTGATGGGCGCGTCAGCGCGCTCGAGGCCCGGCGCACCGGCATCGAAGAGGCGCTCCGCGCCAGCGATGCGGCGCAGGTCGAGATGGCCGAGCTTGAGGCGCGCAAGCGCGCCAGCACCACCCGCATGGGTCTGATGCCGAAGGGTCAGATCGCCTTCAACCAGCGCGGTCTGACGCAGTTTGGCCTGGGCGGCTTTGTCAAGCCGGGCATGCCCGATTATCTCAACACGGGCACGAATGTGCCCACGCCGCCACCCCGGCCGCCCGAGCTTGGCGGTCGGTCAAGCGTACTGCGCAGCATCGACGACATCGACCAGATGGGCGTCAAGGCTGAAGAAACGAAGACCATTCTGGAGCAGCTCAATCAGGTCGTGAAACCGGGCGTTGACCCATCCGCGATCAAGGAGCTGGACGAGCTGATCAACGGCGTCCTGCAAAAACTGCAGATGATCAACGGCGCCGCTGCAACAGCAAAACGCACGGCTGCTGGCATCGTTCCGTCGGGCGCGTCCACTGGCGATCGCTCGGAGATATCCCGCGCCACGGCCGCGCTCGAGCGCAGCCGCGAGACCAACCTTCAGGACCGGCCCTACATCGGATGAGGCGTGACGCATGTTTGTCCTGATGGGTTATGGCCCGTTCCGTTTCTCGATCGACAGTTTTGGCTACGAGAAGCTGACGCGGAAATTCGAAGCCAACATCGAGGCCCAGAAGATCATCGGCGCGCGCCCGTCCTTGCACCGCATGGGGTGGGCCGCAGAGACGATCTCGCTTGGCGCCACCTTCCACCCCAACTATCTGCCGGGCAACACGGGCCTGGCCCAGCTTGCGGGGCTCCGTGCCTCGGTTGGGCTATCCTTGCCGCTTCTGGGCAACCGCATCGCCGTAGGGGATGTTTTTGGCCTCTGGGCGCTCAAATCCGTACAGAACGAAGAGAGCGAGATCTGGATCGATGGTGTCGGCCAGGCCATTACCGTGGCCATCGAGCTGATGCATGACGGCCCGCGCCGTCCGCCATCGGTGGCCTCCGCCATAGCCCGGCTGTTCGGCTGATGCGGGTCCCGTTTGTTCAGGTGATGTGGCAGGGCAAGGACCTTGTGCCGGTGTGGGGCCCGTCGTTGCTGCGCGTCTCGATCTCCGACGAGAAGGGGCTCGAGAGCGACAAGTGCACCATCGAAATTGATGATGTCGACGGCAGCACGGATGCCCCCGAGCCGGGGGAGGTCGTCGAGATCATTGGCGGCTATGAGGGGGAAGGCGGCGTGGTTCAGGGCCGCTTCGAGATCGACACCGTCGACGAGGAAGGCTGGCCGCAGAAGATCACGCTTTCGGGCTCCTCGGTCAGTGCGAAGGGGGGTGCCAAGGTCAGGAAGACCGAAGCGCACCGCAAGACTGACACGCCGACCATCGGCGATCTCGCCCGCAAGATCGCCACGCGCAATGGCTGGGAGCCGCGCATTGCCGAAAAGCTGGCATCGATCCCGCTGTCCTATGAGGCGCAGTCGGCCGAGAGCGATGCGGCTTTCCTGCAGCGGGTCCTGCGGCGCTATGATGGCAACCTGGCTGTGAAGCAGGGCAAGCTGGTGGCAAGCGTGGCCGGTGCCGGCGTTTCTGTGAGCGGCGGCGCCATCGGCGGGCTGATCATCGCACCCGGGATAAACCTCAAATCCTACCGCGTGAGCCGGAAGAAAAAGCCCGAGCACGGCAAGGCGGAGGCCTCTGTGTTCGATCGCAAGAAAGTGCGCCGCGTTGATGTCGACGCCGGCGGCACAGGGCGTGGCGGCGAGATCACATTCCGGTTCCGTGAGCCATTCAAGACAACCGAGGAGGCCCGGCGCGCCGCGGAGGCCAAGCTGGGCGAGCTTTCTCGCGGCGAGCGCAGTGCCACCTTTGAGATTGAGGGCGAGCCCGAGGCCCGCGCCGAGGAGCCGGTCATTGCCCAGGGCATCAAGCCCGGCGTGGATGGCACGTGGAACCCGACTCGCGTTGAGCACGTCTGGGCTGATTCAGGCTTCAGCACGTCACTGACCTGCGAGGCTCCTGGCAAGAAGGCTGCACCATGACCAGCAGGCGCGTGAAACTTCCCGTGACCCGCACCGAGGGCGCTGCCGCGACCTATGTGACGCAGGACGGTGACGTTCTCGATCATATCTGCTGGCGCCACTACGGGTTTGAATCAGGCGTCACCGAGCTTGTCCTGACCGCAAACCCGGGCCTTGCCGCCAATGCGGTGGCCTTGCCACGCGGGATCACTCTTGTTTTGCCAGCCCCGCCAGCCCCCGACGCGCCCAAGACACGCCGTCGTCTGTTCGATTGAGGAGGCAGGGATGAAGCCGACACAGCAAAGCATCGGAATCTGGCGCGGCAATACCGAGACGATCGTGGTCGAGGTCAAGGCTCGCGTTGGGCAGGCCGTTGAGGCCGTTAACCTGACGGGGTCGACGCTGCAATTCCGTGCCGAGTGGGCCGGTGGCTCTCTGGTCAAGGACCTGGACATCACGGACGCGACGCTCGGCATCGCCGAGCTGCGGCTGACGGGGGTCGAGACGCGCGGCGTGCCGCAAGGTTTGGCCGCTCGATACGAGATTGAGCGCTCGGTCGGCGCCGAAGAAAAAACAATCGCCTTTGGCCAGCTCATCGCGAGTGGCGGCCTCAACACCGACGCCTAGCAGGAGAAGCGCAATGCCCGTCACCTACCCCAACGCCGTCAAGGTCGCCCGCATGGCGGCGGTCGTCTCGCAGGCCGGAGCGACTGCTGTGCTCGAGATCGGCACCGCCGGCATGGCGACCGTGCTTGCCACGATCCCGCTGGGCAACCCCATTGCAGGCGCTGCGACTGGCGCTGGCGTCCTGACACTCTCCGGGTTCCCGCGCTCCGACACCGGCGCAGACGCGACCGGCACTGCCGCCGCTGCCCGGATCAGGACCGCCACCGGCGGCACCGACATCATCACCGGCCTGACCGTCGGCACGTCTGCCGCCGACATCATTCTGGACAGCCTGTCGATCACCGCTGGCCAGACGGTCACGATCAACTCAGCCGTGTTCACGCACGCCGCTTAATCGAGGCGCACCCATGCCGATTGAATCACTCGTCGCCCGCGCGAACGTCGGCGCGGGGACTGACAACCTCGCCGTCATCGATACGCCCGCCGGCAAGGCTGGCGCTGTCGCGCTTGTGGATGGTGACGGCCAGCTTGTTGCCCCGCTCAATCCCGTCCCGGTGCAGGAGGTGGGCGGGCCGCTTTCGCTGCTCACGCGCATCGTCAACCTGCTGATGAGCCCGATGGGGTTTGACCGTTCGCTGTCCCGCCAGCGAGTGACCGGCATCATCGAGAGCGGCACAGTCACCGCTGTGACCACCGTCACCACCGTCACGACCGTGACGACCTGCGCGACGGTCACGAACCTCTCGACCATTGACACCATTCAGGGGCGGCTCCTGCCCCTCAACCAAAACGCCTCGGCGTGGGCGGCGACCGTCCGCTCCTGCATCACCTAAAGGACACCGGCCATGGCCAACACGTTCAAGAAAGTCATCGACCGGATGATGTGGGTGCAGGTCGCCCCCTCGCCGAACGCGCACGCCGCCGGGACGAGCATGTGCGCCGACATGCGGTCGGATCGGAGCCGCAACCCGTTTGCCTACAACCTGATCTCGAACACGATCCTCAACCGCTTCAACATCGTCACGAAGTCGTGGCAGATCGCGGCAAACCCCGGCCTTGGTGGCACGTTTGGCGCTAGTTCGACGAGTGTCTTTGTGCCAGCGTTTGGCGCTGTCGGGACTATCGCAGCGGGCGCGACGACAAGCGGCTTCACGCTGTCCACCGCGCTGCCGACTGCGGTCGGGGTCAACATGCTCTCCAATCGCGGCGGGTCTGGCGATTTCGGGTTCAAAATCCGCATCATCGACACGGTCGCCGGCAAGACTGAGGAGCGATACATCGTCGGCAACACGGCGGGCACGACACCCGCGATCCGCGTGGATACGCCCTTCACCTTCACGCCCGCAACCGGCGCTCGTTACGAACTGCTGTCAGGCCGCGTGATGATGCTCGGGGCCGGTGCGCTGGCCGCCACGATCTTCCGGTCATTCGAGGTCGCCACGAACACGTTGGCCTCTCTGACAAACACCAACCTGCCCGCGACGGTCAGTGCTGACAGCGCTTTCGCTGCGCTCGACGAACAATACACCCCTTACGACTGCGAGCCCGGCGAGGGGATGGTCAAGGGCGCGTTCGTCTATGACACCAACCAAAACACGCGCAAGGCGCTGGCGGCTACGGCCTCGGGAGCGTCGTCGCTGACCGGGCAGGCCGCCGATGGCGACGCGGTTGTCCTCGCGAACGAATACCGCAACTTCCAGATCAGGATCGTGCAAGACCTGACGACGCCGGCTGCGGTCGGTCAGCGGCGCATCATTGCGTCCCACACGGCAGGCCCGTCCGCTGTCTACACGCTCGGCACGGCGTGGGCCACGACACCTTCGGCCTCGGCCAAGTTCGTGATCGAATATCCGAACATCCTGCTGCTGCGCTCATCCGCGACGACAATGGTCTATGCCTACAACTACACCGACGCGACGATCAACAACGGCACCAACAGCATCGCAGCTAACGCATGGTCCACGACCTACTTCGGCGTCGCGCCAGCGGTAAACGCCGGGGGCAATATGTGGATGCAGAGTTTCGGCATCCAGCCGGACCCGGCGAGGAACGCGCGGCACAGCCACTGCTACTTCTGGCGGGGCGGCGCGGCCACCCTCGACTTGCTCGACATTGCCGGCGCGATTACCGGCACATGGAGCGGCGCGATCACCTACGATGGCGGCCTCAATTCTATCGGCCCGGGAGCAACGGGGGCCTATTCCCCATACGGGCAGGAAGGCCGCATGTTCTACATGAACATCTATGTCGCTTCTGCTCTCAACCAGATTTTCCGCTTCGACGTGAAGAACCGCGTCCTCTCGCCTTACACCCCGACCGACTGGATACAGGCCGGCACGGCGGCTGCGGGCGGGCGCATGGCGGCCTATGCGGCGATTGACGACGCCGACAAATATGACGTGGTTCTGCTGCAGGCTCACCTGTCCACGATCTCGCAAGAGTTGATCCCACTGGTCTAAGGAGTCTCGACATGAAGATCTCTGACTTGGTGGCCCTTCTCGAAGCGCGGCTTGCCAATCTTGCGCAGCAGCGCACGACCGCTGCCGCCTTGGGGGATGTCGCCGGCATCCTGCGGATCGACGCGGAAACGTCGGAGACGGAAACCACGCTCGCATCGCTGCGCGCCACGCTCGGCGGTGACTGATGCTCGTCCTATGGCTTGCCGCTGGCGTCACCGCGCAGGCTGGTGAGCCTGTTGAGGGTGCTGTCACCGGCAACCTGATCGTCACCGAGGGCGGGTCGGATACCCTCGCCTCAAGCGGCGTCGTCATCATCGCCGGGGCGCTGGCAGCTACTGAGGGCGGGGCGGATACCGCAGCGCTGGCCGGTAAGGTCATCGTCGCTGGATCGCTCGCCGCAACCGAAACCGGATCGGACGCGCTCGTCGCATCGGGCGGCGCTCCGATCATCGGCACGCTGGCGGCTTCCGAGGCCGGATCGGATACCGCCGCTGCTTCTGGCACCGTGCGCGTTGCCGGCTCTCTGCTGGTCACGGAAGGCGGCACAGACACGGCGGCGGCATCCGGCGGGGTGCGCGTCTCTGGCGCGCTCGCTGTCTCCGAGGCCGGCGCTGACACGCTGGCCGCGACCGGGTTCATCCTGACATCCGGCGCGCTTGCCGCGAGCGAGGCCGGGTCTGACAGCCTAGCCGCCTCGGGTGGCGTGCGGGTCTCCGGCCTGCTGGCCGCGAACGAGAACGGCAGCGACGGGCTGTCAGCATCTGGCGTTGTCCCGGTTGCCGGCGCGCTGCTGGCGAGTGAGGCCGGGCAGGATAGCGCCAGCGGATCTGGAGTCGTCATCGTTGCCGGCGCCGTCGCCGCGAGCGAGGTCGGTTCGGACACCCTCGAGGCCAGCGGCTTCGGCGGGTCGACTGGCATTCGCCGCGCGAAGCTGGTCGCGGTCCTGGATCAACAGCAGAAGATCGTCATTGAGCAGCGTGAACCGGCCCGGCTGGTTGTGCTGATCGAGGAGCGCCCCGCGCTTCTCCTCGTCGCCTGACATCCACACCCCAAGCAAAGGAGCACTGGCAGCAATGCTGGCGCGATGACGCATGACCATGAAAACGAGCGACAAGGGCCTTGACCTGATCAAGGCGCACGAAGGCCTGCGGCTGTCCGCCTATCTGTGCCCGGCAAACGTGTGGACGATCGGCTATGGCCACACCTCGAACGCGGGCCAGCCGACCGTGAAGTCGGGGATGCGGATCACGCGGCAAGAGGCTGACGAAATCCTGCGCCGCGACATTCGGCGTTTTGAGGACCGGGTGAACCGGCTCGTCAAGGTGCCGATCACGCAGGGCCAGTTCGATGCTTTGGTCTCGTTCGACTTCAACACGGGCGCGCTGCATTCCAGCACGCTGCTGAAGCGGTTGAACGCGGGGCGGCATCAGGAGATTCCTGCGCAGCTCATGCGCTGGACTAAGGGCGGCGGCCGCGAGCTGAAGGGCCTGGTGAACCGTCGCCGCGACGAGGCTGCGCTCTGGCGTTCGATTGACCCTGGCGCGACAGGTGGCCGTGCGGATGTTGGCGTTGTCGATGCGCCGAAGCCGCCCAAGGCCATGATTGCCAGCAAGACGGGTTACGCGGCCATTGCGGCTGGCGCTGTCGGCGCGCTCAGCCCTGTCAATGAGGCCATGAAAGCCGCGCGCGACACCGCCGACGGCGTTTCTGGCCTGATGGCGGCGGGTCCCTGGGTTCTGGCTGTCGTTGTCATTGTCGCGGCGGCCGCGTTCATCTGGTTCGACCGTCGCAAGAAGCTGACCGAGGACGGCGTATGATCCCGCTTGCGATCTTTCGCGCTGTCCCGTGGCAGGCATGGCTTGTGGCGGGAGTTCTCGCCGCAGGCGGGTTGTATCACTGGCGAGCGACATCAGCCGCCTATGAGGCCGGCGTTGCTGCAGCCACCCAGACCATCATCGAAGCAAACCAGAAGGCAAGGGACCAGGCCGATGCTGCCATCAAGACTGTTGACGACTGCTTTGCTGCTGGCGGCGCTTGGAACCGGGCTCGGGGCGTGTGTCTCCGCTCCGGTGAATAAGCCCTGCGGCGTGCTGACCGACAGCCTGATGACGGTGACGGCGACCACCCGCGACGGCGAACGGCGGATCTCGCGCCATTTCGAGGCTGGCGTGCGAGCCGGATGCTGGGGGCGAGCATGAGCCTGACAACCGAGTTCATGATCGGCTTCGGCTTCACCGTTCTGTCCGCCGTTCTGACCATCTGGTGGCGGCTTCAATCGCAGATCACGGCGGGCCGCGAGGCCCTTGCCGAGTTCCGGCTTGAGGTCGCCAAAACCTACGTCTCCGGCGAGGCGCTCAATGGCCTTGAGAAGCGCCTGATCGCCTCCGAGGAGCGCATGGACCGTGTGATCGACCGCTGGGACCACGCAAAGCCCTTGCGCTGACCTTCCTCGCCCTGCAGGGCGATGGCTGACACCCCCTCAGAAGGATTGCCTCATGTTCAAGGATTGCCTGCCCGGCACGCCTGCGCCTCGCCGCGTGACGCGCCCGATGGATTACGTGCTCTGGTTCCTCGTTCTCCTGTTCGTCTGCGCTGTGGCTTTCCGCGCCAACGCGCACAATGCGCCTTCCGGCGTGAGCTACCTGCCCGAGTGCTGCAATCAGCAGGATTGCGCACCGGTGGCTGATGTCAATGTCGAGGAGCTGGGCGGCGGGTATGTGCGCATGACCTTCGCGCCCGGCTCTCACCCGATGTGGCGCCGCGATCGTACGCATGCCCTGATCATCGACTATGGCCCCGAGCATCGCCGCGAGCCGCTCGATGGCGAATGGCACGGCTGCTTCGATCCTGTGCAGAAGCCGCTTTGCTACCATGCGCCGTTGCGGGGCTTCTGAATGTCGACGCCGATTGATTGGCCGCGCTGGCAGCGCTACCGCCTGACGGTTGAGGATTGCCTGCGTGAGGGTTTCGCGCCGTTCAAGGTTCCAGGTGGCAAGGGCTCGTCGATCCGTGAAGCCGAGCGCCGGCTTGTGGCTGACGGCACCATTGTCACCTCGCCGAAGAACACTTCGACCATGGCGCAATGGGTGCGCTCGCAGATGTCGCGCGCGGCACGCGGCCAGCCGAACGAGCTGCCCGACTGGTCGCTGTACAAGGCAGGCCCGCGCGTGCTGGCTGTGCCGCAGGCTTCCGGCCCTGCGCGGCGGTTCCTGTTCACGGCAGCGCAGAACGATTGCGAGATCCACCACGGCTTCTGGGCCAACCTCAGGGCCTATGCGGCGCACCTTGACGCCGAGATCGTGGTCGCGCCGTTCACCTATCAGCTCTCCGTGGTGCGCGAGCGCGCCCGGGCCGAGGCCGGCACGCCGGAGGAGCGCCGCCTTGCCCGCGAGCGCAACCCGACATGGGCCGGCGAGATCGTGCCCTATCTGCGCAAGGAGCCGCTCGATCTGGGCCGGCTCGTGTTCTTCTGCGACATGAACATCCTGCCGACGGCTAAGGCCCCGCTGTCGGACCTCGACACGCACTCGCGCGGGCGCTGGGCCGTGTTTCCCCATGCCAAGGTGGCGCTCAAGACAGTGGCCGCCGCCGACGATCCGCCCGTGATCTGCACGACTGGCGCGGTCACGGTCGATGACTACACCGACACCAAGGCCGGCATCAAAGCCGTGTTCCATCATGTGATCGGCGCCACGCTGGTCGAGATCGACCAGGCCGGCGGGGTGTTCCTGCGCCAGATCAACGCCACCGCCGATGGCAGCTTTCAGGATCTCGACGCCGTGGTGAAGTCGGGCCGCGTGACTCGCGGCAATCGCGTCGAGGCCATCACCTTCGGCGACATCCAGTCCCCCTTCCTCGACCCTGCCGTGGCGCTCGGCACCTTCGGCTTCGATGTGCAGGCATGGGCTCCGGCCATCGGCGGGCCGTCCTCGATGCTGGACAGCCTTCGCCCGCGCCATGGTTTCATCCATGACCTTTGCGACAACAAGCCGATCAGCCACCACGACGAGAAGAAGACCATCGAGCGCTTCCGCGCCTATGCGGCCGGCGATCATGCCATCGAGCCGCACATTGCCCAGGCGGCGCGCTTCCTCGCCGCCATCGGGCGGGACTGGATGCAGACCGTCGCCATCGAATCGAACCACGACAAGTGGCTCGACCGCTGGCTCGACCGTGCCGACCACCGCAAGGACCGCGACAATGCCCGCACCTATCTGCGCTGGGAGCTGGCGCGGCATGAGGCCGTGCAGGCCGGGGATGAGGAGTTCTCGATCTGGCGACACGCCCTGCGCGAGGCGCTACCGGACGGACTCGACGGTGTCACCTTCGTGCGCGAGGGCGGCAGCTACATCATCTGCCACGAGGCGGGCGGCATCGAATGCGGCGCACATGGCCACCTCGGCCCCAATGGCGCGCGCGGCGCACCGTCTGCGCTGGCCCGGGTGAGCGGCAAGGCCAATTTCGGCGACAAGCACGCGCCCCAGATCATCGACGGGGCCTACTTCGCCGGCACCTCCAGCCTGCTGCGCATGGGCTACAACATCGGCCCCTCAAGCTGGCGGCATGGCCACATCGTCACCTATGCCAACGGCAAGCGCACTCTTGTCATGATGCACGGCGAGAAGTGGAGAGCGTGATGGATCCGAAGCCTTGCCGCGACCCATATTGCGAATGTGAGCCCGGGGCCTGCAAACGGCCCGGCCACCATCACCCGGCCGACGCGCCCGACGCCAAGCCGACCAACCCCAAGGATGCGCTGGCCTCGACCCGGCTGCCATTTCACCTGGTGCCCGGCACCATGGAGATGTACGCCAGCCTCGCCTTCGCCGAGGGCGCGCTGAAGTATGGGGCCTACAACTGGCGGATCGCGGGGGTGCGCGCCTCAGTCTATGTCTCGGCTTGTCAGCGTCATCTCAAGAAATGGTTCAACGGCGAGGAAGTCGACCCGAAAACAGGCGTGCCGCACCTGTCGAGCGCGTTGGCCTGCATCGCCATCATTCTCGATGCGCGCGCTTGTGGCATGCTGACGGATGATCGCCCGCCAGCGCTGAGCCTCAGCGCAGAGATGGAAGCCATGAAGGCCGTGATCGGCAGCCTGCAGGCGCAATTCGCCGGCATGAACCCGCGTCACTGCACGATCGCGGATAGGCCGCCTGGCTGAGGGCCGGACCATTTTGCCGTTGTCGAGAAAATGGTGGTGCGGCCTTTTCTTTTCGGGGGTGCGCAGTAGGCTCTGCGCATGCCCGGCGCACCCTATAAGCTGCCCCTCAAGATCAAACACATCCCCGCCGGCTATTTAATCGAGGACGCGGATGGCGCGCGCATCGCTTATGTTTACACCGAGCCCGACGAGACCCGGCGCGGGATCACCCGCTCACTGACGCCTGAAACCGGTCTGGAGATCGCCCGCCGCATTGCGCGCGGGCTGACGGATATGTCAGGCGGGTGA